TACGACATAGTGAGACAGCTGGTACGGTAGATATAAGTGGAAATAACTGTTATATAGAGGGTTATTACTATATAAGGCACCATGGTGAATGGTGGAAATTAGAAGACTATGTCAAAGACATAGCAAATAATTAATATAAATCCGCACAGCGGTAGAAAGGAAAACAATATGTTAAATACAACAAAGAATACATCAATGAATGGAAATAGTTCTATAGAGGAAAAGGCTGTAGTTACATTTTCAGCCAGCATACCTTCCGCAGGTGAGATAACTATTAATAAGAGAATTGCAGACAGAAGAGCATATATTGAGAATCAAGAAGAATGCGATACAGATTTTGCTAATTTTGAAGCAGAGGTGATGGCAGCACTTAAGGAGATGTAATTATGAGCTTAACAGGATTTATTTCTTACAAAAGAGTAGGTTGGACGGGGCAAACACCGTGGAACCCAACCAACCTTAACATAATGGATAAGGGAATTAAAGATAACAATGACATGATTGCGAATCTCAGAAGCGAGGTAAGTGCACTAAACAGTAATATTGACGTTAAAAACTGCTTTTGTAAAAATATTGCGAGTGATGGTACTTTTGAGGGATATGGATATAACTACTGTTATTATAACAAATCTACTAAAACAGGGATTTTATACTTTGCTTCCAGAATTGAAACACCAGATTCTACATTAAATAATTTTTCTGGATATTATGATGTCGAATCAGTTTTAGAAAAAATGAGCATTGATTTTAATACAATACTAGAAAGTAATTATATTCCATATGATTCTGCAGGTGTAGTTCGACAAAAGCTGGTTGGATATGGAACGACATTATTATATAGTTCCGCAAACAAACATTATGCTTTTGCAAGATACTACACAAAAGATGGGAAGAAAGGAGCGTGGGCAACTACTGAATTTAAGAAAGACGATTATATTACAGGCTCACTTATATTTAGTTAAGTTTCGAATGCTGCCTTAGTAATTGTACCGTCGTATTTAATATTATTACTGTTTTGTGAACATATAACAATGGAAAAAATGAAATTGCACCAGTAACAGAAAGGATATTGACTTATGGAAAAATTAAAAGTAATTGTAACAGCGGTGTGGAGCATTATATTAAGTGCCCTGGGAATTTTGGCTATTCCAGTATTATTATTGGTAACATGTAATCTAATAGATTATTTCACAGGTATTGCGGCTTCTAAATTTAGAAAGCAGCAAATAGATAGTTATAAAGGAATAAGAGGGATTGCAAAGAAAATATGTATGTGGCTTTTGGTGGGAGTTGGTGTGATAGTAGACCAGCTCCTTTCTTATTCTGCAGGTGTTATTGGAATAACATTGCCATTTACATTTTTAGTGGCTTGTGTTGTGGCAATATGGCTGATCTGTAACGAAATTATAAGTATATTGGAAAACATCAATGATATTGGCGTAACACTTCCACCATTCTTGCAGCCTATTGTTAAGAATTTAAAAAGTCAGGTGGAGCAGAAAACAGCAATTGATAACAATGATCAGGAGGATAAATAATATGAGAACATTTCCAACAATTAATACAAGATATGAACATGTAAACAATTTCATCAATACACTTGCGCCTGTGGTGTGCAATGCATGGGTTAAGTATAGAAGAGAAGGAAAGAAGACGATTAGTCCGGCTGTTATTTTAGCACAGGCCGCTAAAGAATCTGGCTGGAACTTAGATGCAAGCACGCTCTTTGGAATCAAGGGAACAGACATCACATGTGATACAACAGAGTTTATTAACGGTACATATGTTAATATTAAAGCTGGATTTGCAAAATATCCTAATACAATGGGAGCTATATATGGATATTTGGATTTAATGCAGTGGGATAATTATAATGATGCTACATCTGCTAATACGGTTGAAGGTGAGTTATATGGTCTCACAAATGCTGTCAATAATACGGATAGAGATGCAGACGGTAACTGGGTTGGCTATAATTATGCTACAGCTCCAGATTACTATGAAACAACACTTGCGCTTATCAATGATTTTGGACTTAGAGTGTTGTAGAACCAGGAGGAAGTTTCTGCCAGATTGCAAGAGATTACCTTGGAGATGAAGGCAGAGCAGCAGAACTTGCAGAGCATAATGGAATGACACTTGATGATATGCTTTATGCAGGTATGGAGTTAAGACTTCCCAACTAATTATTCGCTTATACAATAGTGTATATCATACTGGATTGCACATATAACAGCATTGTGATAACATATATAAATAGGTAGAAAGACAGTCAAAATGTGTACAATGAAACAGTGTACACATTTTGTACACAATATGGATTAAATAATGTTGATTTAGAATAAATCAGAATAATCTAATATAAATATGTAAAGCCCTTAAACCTGCATAAATGCTGATAAAAACAGCATGATAATAAACACAAATAAATTGTAAAAATTTGATTTCAAAGTTGGGTAATAACCCTATGGTTGGTGCTACTGTAGCTGTAGCTGTTTCTATCGAGGAAGCTGCTAAGAACGGTAAGTTCTAATAAAAAGTAATTGACAAAATATTGGAGAGCAACAGGTGATAAAAACCTGTTGCTCTCTTTTTTAATGCTTGACTTTTAGTGGAAATGTGGATATTCTTTACGGAATAAA